TCGAACATAACTTTTCAAGTATTATGAAATTAAAAGAACGTGGTGTTAATTTTAATACACCGTCTTATTACAAATTTTTATTGAATTCTGATTTACATATTGTAAAGTATTACTTGTTCAAACTCAATCTGGTAAATCTGAAAGATATTCCTGCTAAATATGTATCAAAATTGGATGACAAATATAGCAATCTTATTACAGTAACTCTACTAAATGACCGAGTAGAAATGTTAGAACGCATAGTTACAAGTATGACCAATAATACCTTGGACAAAATTGTTGATAGACTTATCTAGCCTCGTCGGAAAAACATAAAGTTTATTTTAATGATTATAATAAACTTTATTTCGTTAACTCGCACTCACTACGCTAACTCGCTACGCTAACTCACTTCGTTAACTCGCTACGCTCGTATGACCGAACCTCAACCAACAGAAATTATTTATGAAACAGTATCCAAGGATGTAGTGCGTGAAAAATTCGACGCCGATGAGACTCCTTTTAAGAATATTGTATTTCCCTCGAGTACCGTATTCAAAAACAAAGAAGATGCCAGGGCATATATCAAGAAATATATGAAACGTAAAAAGGACGTATTTAGCACAAATACTTCAATTTGTGCAGTCAAGATGTGTAAAAATCCAGAAAAATGGGAAAAGGAATACGACTCATTCAACCATAAACGCGACAGAATGTATACGGCAAAAGACAAATATTCGGACATGGTTAGCGGATTTGTATCTAAAATCGGCGACCGAAGTTCAGGAAAGTTGCCGTGTAAGAGTTGCGGATCCAGTATTGCCATATCTTATTATTTAAAAGGTAAGGACGTATTACGGGATGAATGCCCAGTGTGTGGCACATCTATCTGGCCAGAAAACATTAAAAAACTCAAAGAACGTTACACTACGTTAAACGATGCTTTATTAAAACACAAGCCTAGAAATGGGTGTGTGTATTATTTGTGGCATATCACCATTTAGTTAAGTGTTTATCCCTTACAGGGGTAAAGAAATGTGGATATTTAAACAAATATATTAGATATTTAAACAAATATATTATGTACTGATAATATATAGTTACGTGTAGTAATATGACTAATCCACTAAAGTGTTTACTGGTCAAACCTACAAATTTTACTCATTCGGTTAGGAGAAAAATCTATGCACAAAACTCAAAAAATGCCCATCTAGTACTAGTTGTTGGTGCAAAATATTCAATTGATATTAAAAGATGGGCCGATGTAGGAATTAAAAACGTCCACATAGTAGAAGCAGACAAAACTCAAATAAATTTTGCGAATAGAGTTTTAAATAAAGCATATAAAGCATATGGTAAGGATAAGCTACCAGATGTCCAGATTATTAATGAACCACTAGATGAATATTTGTCTAGAGTTAGCGATGAAGACGATCTCGTATACGACGCCATATTTTCGACTTTTGTCTCACCGGAATATATCAGAGATGCACTCGATATAATTCCAGATGTACTAGACTTGATATTAAAACCAGGTGGCCGAATGGTCATCGTTACAGAAAATTACAACAGACCTGTAGAAACTCAGGTCAAAGTGAATCAAAAGAACATCGAATTCCTAAAGGAATCCTTTGCAGATTCCCAGAGTGTGTGCAACGAAAAGAAATATAAACATTTTGCGGATATAGATGACGCTGATGAACTGGATCAATACCTAAATTCCAATATTTACACAATTGAAAAAAGTGAAGACGAGAATTCTTTAACTATTACCGAACTGGATAACGAACCTTATACTGTGTATCCACTGGTTTTAGAAGAATTGTCCGATAATGTCAAAGAGACCACTTCCCTGACATTTCATAAAAAATCAATCCAAGATTTTGACAAAGAAGGTTTTAGTGTGCTACCAAATTATTTGAAACCACTGTCTAGAATTTACGATGTTATCTCGATCCAGGTCCGTAAATATAATAGAGATCCTAAAAAGCACAAACAGATTAAACTGCCGGAATTAAAACAAAATAAAAAATTCCATACAGAATTCAGTGAAAGATTCAAGGAATATCAAATCCCCAAAGAATATTCCGAAATGACAATGGAAGAGTTGTGTTCTCAAAACAGCAATTTCGAACTGAAATCGCAGCAGAAACTTGTCAGGGATATAATTTACGGAGACAGTGATATCCGAAGTTTAATGTTGATTTGGAAGGTCGGATCTGGTAAGACATGTGCCGCAATCTCAGCAGCCGAGTCATTCATTAATTTACGACCCAATAAAAACAAAATCACATTTATTACCAAAAAGGGTTTAGATGCAGTATTCGAATCGGAATTAGAAAATGAGGGCGATGGGTGTATCAGGGCAGTCCACGAATATTTCAAGACATTAAATACAACCATAGATGAAGATGGCACTAACCCTTATACCGAAGGTTATACCTCCAAATATGAGATATATACCCACTCCGGATTTTACAAAAAGATTAATGATGAATTAAACGAACCACATCTAGTAGATAGATATATGCGAGACCGTATGATCATCATCGACGAAGTTCAAAACATTGTCAGTACAGATCGCAAAGCCAAGACTTATAATGCATATTTAAATTTCGTAAATTCCTGCCAACCATTAGATGAAATTAATTCTAGGATTATGCTGATGACTGGTACTCCTGTCAGTAACGATTCATTTGAATTCGTGCTAACCTTTAATCTGTTAAAACCCAAAATACCGTTCCCGTCTATGACCAAAAAGGCGTATTATGACAGATTCACTAAACTGGTGCCATTGCAACAGGTCATTGAGACATATTACAAACAGGAACGTATCGAATATGATCCCAGTACCATAAACATCGACCCGGAGTTGGAAACCCGGATTTTCAAACCAGATAAAATAAACGAATTCAAACAGTATATCCGTGGATATATCTCTTATTTCTCTGGAGGTAATCTCAATGCCTATCCGGAGGATTTCCACAAGATTGTCCACTGTGCAATGTCAGAGCATCAACAAAAAGAATATATCATGAGTATGATTGATGTAAGTACCCGTGACTCGGCATTATTTGCAAATGCCGACGAATTCGTCCAAAAATATGAAGAACAAATTCTAAACGCAACACCGGTAGGCAAAGAGTTGTTCACCAAAGGTCCAAATCATAAACGGTGGGTAGCATCCATCAAGACACTCAAGGAAGAACAACTAGAAGATATCACTGAAATAGGAAATGAAAACCAATTGGCGGACTTGTATAATGCGGCCGTAGTAGTTTTGAACGAGTTCAAAGAAGATTCTAATGAACACGCACAGGCAGAAAATCTAAAAGATATTACGGCCAAACTTTTAACGGATTTCAAAAAAAAAGGCCAAGACATCTTATCGTTGCAAACTGCCAAAAATACCTTTTGGTTTCCGACGATTAGAAGTTCGTTGATTTCCAAAACGGTTGGAGATGAATTTCCGGATAGTGAGAATGGCGGATTTGAAAACTTTGAAAAGTATTCGGCGATTTATTCGGAATTCTTCAGATATCTGGATTCCCACCAAAAGGGTTTGGACTTTGCTTATAACCGTTTTGTAAATGAAAAATACGGTTTAATGCTGCTCAGTACCTATCTAGAATATAAGGGATGGACTAATATCACCAAGCAACTGGAAAAGGCTGCATTAAACGAAGATCCTGGAAGTGTTGAGAAATTCTTGGATAGATTTGAACCTGATAAAGAATATAAGACTTTTGCGATTTATTATGGTGACAGTAAAACAGAAACACGTAAAATGATCGTGGATTTGTTTAATTCGCCTAGAAATCAAGAGGTCGCTAAAAAGGGACGACTTTTGAGATTGATTTTGGGTAGTGCATCTATTTCGGAAGGTGTGTCATTGATGTCCAATTCCACTATTCACATTCTAACAGGCGATTGGAATATAAACAGAGAAATCCAGTTAATTGCCAGAGGTATCCGATTGTGTTCCTTTACTAGAGTCGATCTTACAAATGAAGAAGAAGCACAAATCTACCTAGATGAATTAAATGGAAGGTATGGTATCAAAATCCGTAAATATATGATTATGCTGACAGGTGAACAACCTGTAGATCTATCCACTCATCTGCATTTGATAAACTTTACGGATAACGTCAATATATATCGGTATATGTACTTTATATCCATGATAAAACAGTTCTTGATTGATGAGGTATTATCATATATTCAAGAAGTGTCGGTGGATTGTCATTTGAACAAATACGCCAATATGTATAGAGATGCTGATGGTGTTATACAGATCAAACCGGTAAAGTGTGATGATGAAAATATCTTTTTATATACCATTTTGCCGTCGTATCAAAAAAGTTTCCAACAATTTTTGACTGGAACTCAGAAAAAAGAACTTTTCAGTGAATTAAACTCGGAATATGAAGCCATTGGAGAAAGTTTCAAAAAATTAAGAGATATATTAAAAAAATTAAAAAAGAGTACAATATTTACAGCTGAAGATCACGTTCATTTTGATATCATCGCCGGTATATTTGATCGATCTCGTATGACACAATCCAGTGATTTGGGTAAATTGTATCACGCACAGGAATTGAACATTAAAGAGCATCTGCAACACATCTATGATATTATGAATACCCGTGAAAACATTTTGCCTAGTGCTGCGGCTGATATTGGCTCACTTGAAAATCTGGCCTATGTGATTTACAAGGATTATTTGCAAGTCAGTAAAGTGGATATATTGAAACAAAAAGAGGCTGATAAAATCGTGTCCACAATTGATATTAATAATATTCAACAAGACGCCAAATCTCTAGAGATGTTGCAGAATATGTTGGATGACGCCGTATTCAAGAAAATCATGAAACGTGAGAATTTGATAGATACATCTGACGTAGTTTCATCGAAATCTAAAATCACTGACACAAAAACTATTTGCAAGGATCATTCCCAATGCGCCAGTGGGTGTTGTGTAATTGTTGATGGATCTGGAAATAAAAAATGCCGAAAGAGTGATGTATATTGCACTTTACCTACAGAATATATCAAAGGAGATAATCATACTATAGTCAAGAATATTTTGAATGATGGGACTATTGTGGCTAAATTAAGCATTGCCAATGTTAAACAATTTGCTAAAAATATTGGCATTGACGTTACCGATTATGATGAAAGTACCAAACATCAACTAGTCCAACAAATACAGAATAAACTGTTCAAACGTAAAAAAATTCGAAAGTAAAAATTTAAATTTTAATTTAAATTCTGCTTATATACGCTACTCACTCGTTCCTAAAGTCACTCGCTAACTCCTTACAGTCGTATGGCCTCTACTGTTCTAACTAAATTCAAAGCAAAGCGTTCCAACGCATCCCCGAATCCGCATCCGATTAAAACCAAAAGTGTTATAGGGTTAAAAGTGGCATCTGTACCAGTTGAAAAGGAGGTCAAAGTAGAATGTCAGGCAGATAAAGGCCCATTTTTCGTAATTTATAAAGGGGATATCTACAAAGATTTCAGGCTGTTTTATTCGTACATCAAAAAGAATCCGTCCAAATTCCATATATTTAATACATCGCCGCATAAGGATTGGGAATATAGCAGAGATTTTTCACAGCATGGAATCATAGATATAAACAACACTGCAAATCCAAAAGGATTGAATTTTTATACATTCTGTTATTATTATCCAGTGCATCCATTGACGGGTGTTAAGGATCATAACGCTATATTTATGGGATATAATGCGTATTCAAATCATAAACTCAAAAAACATTTCAACAAAATTTTGATAAAACGTGACAATGTAGTAAAGGCAGAATTGTGTTTGTTTATCTATATTATGAAATATTTATGCGACAAACGTATAAATATACCAGTGATCATATATTACAATTTCGAATTATGTATCAATTATATAAAAGACCCGCCTAAAACGGCAGATAAAAACACCCGTAAATACTTGGATAAAATCGCGAAATTTATGAAAAAGTTGCCGAATGTGGAATTCAGATCTAAGCTCTAGAATTAAACAACATGCCAGCGAATATAGCGAATAAAACTGTTAGGATAACCAGAACAATGATAAAGGTGGTTGTGCCGGTAGTGGTAGTGCCTGGGCACGCGCCAGCGCGAGCGTGCTGATTTAAAAGCGGATAACCTTCTAGTGCAGGGTTCTGGGTTATGACGTGCATACCTTTTTCCAGAGGATCTTCGTCATCACCAGTGTGATTCCCACCGTAGAAATATCTAGTTCCAACAGCTTCATTTAACTGTTCAGTCATTTGATCCGGATTCTGGTCCATATCATCCAAAAATTTTGTACTGGATGTTTTATATACGTCCAATTTCAAGTTTTTATCGATTTGATCTAGATTCAGCCGTTTAAAACTGGTATGTTTATTAATTAGATTGTCAATAGTATTACGTTTTTTCAATTTATCAGATGTCTTGAGAGAGTCTAGTGAGGTACTCTGGGTGAGTACTCTTTGTCTTTCGAATTCCATACTTTACTAACAGTATATATAATACGTATATATATATTATTTCACTAATATTTCAGGAGTGATTTCATTCAATCCTACATCATCCAAAGAGGATTTCCGGCGTTCTTTTTCTTTAGTCTCAGCCTTGTCTTTACGCGGTTTTAACAACTTTAAGATCACCTTTCCGCACCAATTCTGGAAATTGGCGTATATCTTGTACATCTGAATGCATCCACCAATAAACCCTAGAATCTCGAACCGGCTCAAACTGGATTGATGTGATTCATATAGGATATAATTAATCATAACCGCCAATCCGATTGTCATGATCACATTCATCATATGCCTAAACATCCGCTGGAACTTCTCTTTTTGGTATTCACATTCCATAGCTTCGATTACCAGATCTTCAAAATAAATGGGTTTGGAATGAGCCCATACCGACAGATGTTTCACATTAATAAACAAACTGATCAAAAATAATACACTCAATACCGACATATAATACACATCATTGTATAGGTCGTATACATGATAATGTTTCAATGGATAGACTGGGATTGCTAGTATTAATGGTATAATGAAATACAGGCGTCTCTTTTTAAAAATGTGATCTATCCAGGTTTTCTTTGGTTTTAATAGAGTTGGTTCCAACATATTATAATTCATACGATAGTGTAGTGTGTACACTTTATGTGTATATACACAACTAAATTTAAACGATTTTATGAACACATCCTTGAGTGTTTATGATATTATAGGCGTTTTTCCCGGAAACTGTGTCTGAAGTATGGGTTTCATATATAGTTTCATCATCTTTTACACAACTTGGGAAAATAATGTGGAATTTGATGTGTAATACACCATACTTGTTTGAGGTATTTTTGATAGGCATTCCGAAATCTTCAATCTTTACATTTTTATAGGGATTTTGCACTGATTTTGATTCGATCATCAATTTACGGCCACCAGGAAATTCGAATGCCATATAAAATCCTTCAAGAGCTTCTTTGAGTAGAATTTTGCGTTCGACATATAAATCATCACCGACTCTTTTAAAATCGGGCAGGAATTGTTCTTGAATTATAAATATTATATCACCGGTTTCACAATCCGGGTCCTCATTAGCCTTATTACGAATTATGATTTTATCGCCAGTTTTGGACCCCTTTTCTACATGGAATTCTATGGTTTCCGTCCGGGTAATGGTCTTTTTACCTGAACACATCTCGCAACAATCTTCTTTATTAATCACTTTGCCGTGTCCATTGCATACACCACACAAGGTCTGTATTTGAGTAGTCATTGGCCCGATCCGTTTCACGGTAATGTTAAAACCTTTACCTTTGCATAACTCACAATCTGATTGTTGTTTATCCTTTTTACACCCAGTACCTTTGCACATGTCACATACAATCCGGCGTTCAATATTGAACTTTTTCTTTAATCCAGTATATAATTCATTGGTTTTTAGAGTTAGTTGAATGATACTATTCGGCGTTTTGGTCGGTTTTTGGCGGAAATTTGTGCGGACACCTGTAGTGGGTTGGTTAAACATATTAAAAATCTCTTCAAAAGATGCGCCGAATGGTGATCCTGGACCGAATGGATGGTTTGCCTCGCCGTTTTTAATACCAGTCTGATCATATATCTCACGTTTCTTAGGATCACTTAGTATCTCGTATGCGGCATTAATCTTTTTGAATTTCTCCTCGTCACCGGTTGGTTTA